GGTGTGCTATCTGCAGAAGGCTTTGTTGGAGATAAAAAAATTGAAAAACGTGTTGCCGAAGCTGCAAAATATTATACCGGTAGTGAAGAGGGTGAAATCGCTTGGGTTCATGGTGCAAGAAAAATTTCTGCAAGTGAAAGAGACGATCAGGCGGAGCGGTTAGAAAACGGATTACTGCCAGATCCTTATGAAGACTTTTTTGATAATTTAAAGAGGTAGTATGGAAAAGAAAATGGTTCATGTCGAGGAGTCTAGCCTTGTTGATGAAGAAATAGAAGATCTCTCTTATATTGGTTTTGAATCAACCCCAATATCAGAAGATCCTTTTTTAAAAATTTCTTACAACTCTCTTTCTCCAAAAATGAAAAGGAAAGCTAATAAGCTTTCTAAAAAATATGTTGGTGAAGACGGAACAGGTACAAAGTATATTGATCCAGAAATACTTGATGGATATTCTTTATATGACATAGTAAATCCACCATATGATTTGGATAACTTATCTGGATTATTTGATTCAAGTGCAATTCATAATGCGGCTGTTAGTGCAAGAGTTATGAACACAGTTGGGCTTGGTTTTGAATTTCAAGAAACATTGAAAGCAAGAAGAAAGATAGAGAAAGCTTCTGATAATGAAGAAAAATTGTATAGAATTAGAAAAGAATTGCAAGATGAGAAAGAAAGATTAGAAGAAATTTTTGAAAATATAAACATTGAAGAAACTTTTATTGAAACAATGATAAAAGTTTGGCAAGATGTTTTAATTATTGGAAACGGATACCTTGAGATTGGTAGAAACAACTCAGGTCAAATTGGCTATATTGGTCACATTCCAGGAACACTTGTAAGAGTTAGGAGGAAAAGAGATGGGTTTGTTCAAATTGCAAAAAGTAATAAAATCTCAGCAGTCTATTTTAGAAACTACGGCGACACAGAAACGCAAGACCCAATCAATTCAGACCCAAGACCAAACGAAATTATTCATTTTAAAATTTATTCTCCTAAGAACACATATTACGGTATTCCTTCTGCGGTCTCTGCTGCCGCTGCGATTGTGGGTGATAAATTTGCAAAAGAATATAACATTGACTATTTTGAAAATAAAGCTATTCCTAGGTATGCTATAATTCTTAAAGGTGCAAAGTTAAGTAACAAATCAAAACAAGAACTTATTAACTATTTCAGAAAAGAAGTTAAAGGTCGTAATCATGGCACTCTTGTTATTCCAATCCCTGCCTCTATTGGCTCTGATAGCGATATTAAGTTTGAAAAATTAGAAGCCGGTGTACAAGATGCATCGTTTGATAAATATCGTAAATCAAATAGAGATGAAATTCTAGTAGCTAACAGAGTACCGGCACCAAAAGTGGGTGTCTATGATAATGCCAACCTTGCTGTGTCCAGAGATGCTGACAAAACATTTAAGATGCAAGTTGTTGCCCCAGATCAATCTGTAATAGAAAAAAGACTTAATAGAGTTATGATGGAGTTTACTGATCTATTTGTTCTAAAGTTTAGAAGCATAGATCTTGTTGATGAAGATATTCAGTCAAGAATCAACGATAGATATCTTAGAACTGAAGTTATTACTCCAAATGAAGTTAGAACTACTCTTGGGCTCCCGGAGAGGTCAGACGGTGATGAGCCGTTGCCATTCCCAACAAAGAAGGAAAAGACGGGACCTGGTGCTCCGGTTGGAAATTCTAATAATGATACAATTGCTCCAAGAAATGCAAGAGCAGATTCTGAAGGGCAATCTACAGACCCAAGGCAGTTTGGTGATCAGGCTGAAAGGGGAGAAAATCAAGATAACTCAGGAGGTACACAATGAGTGACAAGATGGGTATTATTTACTCAAATACAGCAGTTACAAGTGCTGCAAATACTGTTTCTGTCAATGGGCATACGTCCTGCATCCATTTTTTAAATTTGGATAGTAGCACGAATGCAGTGATTGAATTAAATGGTGGTCCGCACAGGGTAGTTGTTCCGGCAGCTAAAAACTGGGTGGAAGTTGAGGGTGATTATACAAAATTCCAAGTCATTACGGCAAATGTTAGCGTTGCCGTCTATGCCATAGGATAATTTGCTGTATAATAGATTGTTCATTACACTAAAAATAGACTATGACAACATTTAATTTATCTTTCCCAATTGATATGGTCAAGAAGGAAGAAAGAATAGTTTCTGGAATTGCAACTGCTGATAATATTGATAAAGTTGGCGATGTTGTTGATTTTGAAGCTTCGCTTTCTGCTTTCAAAAGCTGGCAGGGTAATATTCGTGAGATGCACGCACCAATTGCTGTTGGCAAAGCTATTAGCTATAAGCCAATTAAAATAAAAGGCGTTGATGGCGAAGAGTATAACGCAATTCAGGTTGAAGCATACATTTCCAAGGGTGCAGAAAGCACTTGGCAAAAAGTGCTTGATGGAACACTTCGTGCTTTTTCTATTGGTGGAAAAATTATAAGAAAAGAAATGATGCAAAATAAAATGCATAATGGAAGACCTGTTCATATTATTAAACAATATGATCTTGGCGAATTAAGTTTGGTTGATAATCCGGCTAATGCTGTTGCCATTATTGATCTTGTTAAAAAAGCAGATGATGGGGTCCTTGATTATGCACTCGGCGCAGACGAGGCTGTTGAAAAGAAAGAGCCAATTAAAGATCCAAAGGGAGGATTGACCGCCGCAGGCAGAAGGTATTTTAAACAAAAAGAGGGCGCAAACCTAAAGCCCGGGGTCAGAGGCGCAGCAGATACACCAGAAAAGATGCGCCGCAAAGGTTCGTTCCTTACAAGATTTTTTACCAACCCCTCTGGTCCAATGAAAAAGCCGAATGGCGAACCCACCCGCCTCGCCCTATCGGCTGCAGCGTGGGGGGAGCCGGTGCCGCAGAACCGTTCTGATGCGGCACGGCTTGCTGCTAAAGGCAGAAGGCTCTTAGAGCGGTATCAGAATTCAAAAAAGAAGGCAAGTAAGTCTGTTGATTTTAATGAAATTAATAGCGAAGATGCATTAATTGATGCATTGTTAATAGCTGAAACGGAAGCGGTTGATTACAAAAATGAAGATCTCCTAGATTTTCTTTTGGACAACATTTACAATGAGCTTCCAGAAGTAATGGAGGTCGATATGATTAATGAAGATTTATTGCACAATGATGAAAATTATGGTATAGTGATACCTATGGATAATACTATTGACAAAGAATCCGAAAAATTATCACTAGTTAAAAAGTTTGTCTCCTGGTTAACAGATCAGCCAGGAGATGATTCACTTGAAAAAAGTGAGCAAGCTGAAGCTTCAATTGAAGCCGAAGTGAAAAATGATCAGATGGAGGAAGAAATGGATATAGAGGTTCTGAAAGAAGCTCTTGGTTCCGTCATCGATCAAAAGCTTAATGACTTTGCTACTTCGCTTAAGGCTGAAGTTGAAGCAGATGTCGCGGCTAAGATTGATGAAGTAGCTAAGAATTTTGATGCTCAGAAAGAAGAGATTTCTCAAAAGTTGGAAGCAACAGAGAAGGCTCTTGAAGAACAAACAGCAAAGGTTGAGGAATTCGCTCAAGCTGGTGCTGTGAAGAAGAGTGTTGATTCAGAAGAAGATGACCAGGTTGAGGAATTAAAAAAGTCTGAACCAGAGTCGTCTTTCTGGACCAATGTTTACTTGCCACAAGGGGTTATTAGCTCCCTGGGCTATAAGTCATAAGTTAAGGAGGAATAATTACTATGGCAACACAAGAAGAAATTCTTGCTAAGGCTAACGAAGTTACTACGAGCGTAGTTAGCAATGCAAGCGGTGGGATTCTCAAGCCTGAGCAGTCCAACCGATTTTTAGATTATGTCGTGGATCAGTCCGTTCTCATGAAGAACGCAAGAGTTGTTCGTATGCGAACACCGTCGATGGAAATCGACAAGTTGGCAGTCGGCACTCGTTTGATGCGTAAGGCAACTGAGGCAACAGATGACGGTTCGAATGCAGCCGTTACCTTCTCCAAGGTTTCGCTTACAAGCGTCAAGCTTCGTTTGGACTGGGAGCTCAGCACTGAGGCTCTGGAGGACAACATTGAGGGTGCTTCGCTTGAAGATCACCTGGCTCAGGTCATGGCTCGTCAAACAGCCAATGACCTTGATGACCTGTTGATCAATGGCAACACATCTTCAAACAATGCATTGCTCAAGGCGCTTGATGGTTTCACCAAGCTTGCCCTTGCTGGTGCAACAGTTGTGGATGAAGGCGGCAACAATGTTAGCCGTGCAACATTCGACAGAGTGCTGCGCAATCTGCCGAACAAGTATCTGCAGAAGCGCAATGAGCTGCGATTCTTTACTGGACCCGGTGTGGTTCAGGACGTGTCGTTCAGTCTCCAGAATCCGAACTCGGCAACTGCCGCAACAGCAGGCGCTCCGGCTCCTGGTTCGACATTTGGTGAGCAGGCATTCATGAATGGTGCTATCCGTGCAAACGGTGGCGCTGGTTCAACTGGTCTTGCTCCCTACGGCATTCCGCTGGTGGAGATTCCACTCCTCCCAGAGAATGTTGCTGGTGACTACTCTGGCGCTGCCGGTAGCCATGGTTATGTTGAGTTGACATTCCCCAACAATAAGATTGTGGGTCTGCACAGAGACATCACAGTGTACCGTCAGTTCCAGCCAAAGACAGACACAATTGAGTACACTCAATTCATGCGTCTTGCAAATAACATCGAGCATCTTGAGCCGTTTGTTATTGCCAAGAACGTCAAGTTGCGCACACTCTAATAGTGTAGTAACGATCAGAAGGGCGGGGAGCGCAATTGCCTCCCCGCTCTCCTGGTATATGGATTAAAATTGTCCATAGGACATGATTGATTTATTTATTAATACATGATAGGATTGATATATGACCGAAAAAGAAAATGTTATAACATCTAAAGATGTAAACAAAAAAACAACAAAGCAGAAAAAAATAGTTAAAGAGGAAAAGCCGGCAGAGCCTGTTGTAAAAAATGGGAAACTTTTAATTTATTTTGAAAGTGGAATTGCTTACCAAACATCCTCTGGAATTAGATTTAGCAAAGAGCAAAATAGAATGGCGGAGATTGACGCAGAAGAAGCAGATTTCCTCCTCAAGCTCCCTAACTTCAGACTACCTAGTGACGAAGAAAAGGAATTCTATTATAATAACTTGGAGGCGTAAATGGCTGGCAATCTTTCTAACTATCTTGAAGACAAATTAATTGATCACTTTCTTGGCACTACATCGTTTACGGCACCGGCTGCTGTATATGTCGCACTTTATACTGTAGCTCCAACTGATTCCGGCGGTGGAACAGAAGTCACCGGTGGTTCTTATGCAAGGCAAGCGGCGACATTTACTGCCTCGTCAAGCGGTGCTACATCAAACAATTCCAATGTTGACTTCGCAGATATGCCAGCAGCAACAGTTGTTGCAATCGGTATTCATGACGCTTTAACTTCTGGAAACCTCTTGTTGTGGGGGACGTTAACAACAAATAAAACAACAGATGCTGGAGATACTCTAAGAATTGCCACAGGCGATCTTGACATCAGCATTGACTAAGGAGAGCCTATGTTAAGAAGAGAATTTAGCGGCGGTGTGTTGAGAACAACTCTTTCTTCCACAATTAACAATTCTGTTACTTCTATTTCGGTTGTTGATGCTTCAACATTTCCATCTGGATCAAATCCTTTTGTTATTGTAATTGATAGAGGCAATTCTGCTGAGGAAAAGATTCTTGTATCTTCAAGAACCGGTAATACATTTACAGTTTCAAATAGAGGTTATGATGGCTCAGCAGCCA